CTGTAGTTGTCAAGCGGAGTTGACTTTCTTTAAGGAGGTGAGAGGTGGGAGGATCCTGAAGAAATGAATGGATGGAAGAAGGCGGCTCGTGCAAGCAAGTCCGCTCATAAGAGATCAGCTCGTAAGAAGAGTCCGAAGTATTCACTCTCCAAAGGGAAGAGAGGAGAACGTCTCTTTTGTGAATGGCTTGTCGCGACATTGAAGATTCCTGCTAGTGAGGAGAGGTTCCTCTTGCAGAAAGAACACAGATTCGGAGGACATGATGTTGAGTTTGAGCCTTTCCGTTTTGAGGTGAAGAATAGAGAGCGAGATGACTATCAGTCGTATTGGAATCAGATCGTTCGGGCGACGCGAGGCACAGAGCTTGAGCCAGTCGTTGCGATCTATAAAGGGAGAAGCGATTGGGAGTTCTTGATCACTGCGACGCTGATCGGGAATGAGATCGGATGGATGTTGGTGAATGAGTTCACGTTCACGTCCTATCTTCGGAGGAGAATGACGGAGTTTATGCAAGATAGTGACTACCCGATGGGAGACTAGCCCCTCTTGCATTGATAACAAAAGTGTGCTATACTAGGGGCAGGCGTTCTCTGTTTTCAGAACATCTGAAATTTTCGAATCCGTCAAGGGGTTGACTGGATTTAGTTTTTCGTGGGTGCTTGGAGCAATCCTCATACTCGCATCATTGAATATGATGCGGAAATAGCAGGGCAGATTCTCGACCTCTTGTCCGAGGGATCGACCGGATACGAGATCGTCCGAGAGAATCTCACTTTCCCGAACATGAGAACGATGAGAAAGTGGAGACACGGACTCTACGGAGCTCCTCCCGAGTTCGCATCAGAGTGGATTGAAGCGACTGGAGATCTCACGCACTCTCTCGCCGGAGCGATTCCAGGTCTCGCTTCAACAATCATGGAAGACGTTCTCACTCATGGCGAAGATGCGCTTGAGAGATTCGCAGAGAATCCGAACGTAGAACGTCCCGAGCTTCTCGCCGCTGCGGTTATGAAAATGCTCCCGCAGGCGCGCGCGCTCCATATAAAGGCGAACGAGTTCGTCGCCGGAGCATACAATCCGAAGACATTCGGATCACATCAATCCATCAGTCATGACATTCCTCAACCGATCAAGACGATTGATCTCAGCAAGCTCCCGACCGAGCTTCTTGAGAAGGTTGAACTACTCGGCCTTGAAGTAGATAAGGCGACGGAGACTCCTAATGAAGCGTCGTAAATTCCTCAAACTCCTCGGCATCTCTGCTCCTGCGCTCGCACTCATCCCCGAAGTGGCGAAGGCTACTCCCTCTCTTCCTGTCTTCCCCGATCCGTTCTCTCTCCCGGTCCCGGTCTCAGCAGACCTCTTGATGGACTCTGCGTTCAACATGGAGCAAGCGATCATCGATGACGTCGCGAGGATCTATGACATTCCGAAGGAGATGCTTATCACCGGAAACGGAAGCGATGGAGGCTATCTTCTAGGTCCTGATCTCGACATGAGCATCGCCTGCGAGATCGTCAAGACGAAGCGCTGCAAGGACCACCGATGAGTGCTGCCGTTGACCTTCTCCAGGACGTGTTCGCCGTCAAGGCAGAACTGTCCAGGAGAGAGCTTCGCCACTTCGCTCGTCATCACTGGCACATCATTGAACCAGAGGCTCCGTTCATCTCTGGATGGCACATAGACGCTTGCTGCGAACACATCCAAGCTGTCATCGCGGGCGATCTCCGATTCCTCGTGATCAACGAACCTCCCCGAATGTCCAAGTCAACCGTTGTCTCAGTCATGGCTCCGGCATGGAGTTGGATTGATCGGCCTGCCCTGAAGTGGCTTTGCGGATCGTATGCTCAACCGCTATCGACACGTGATGCACGAAAGTCAAGACAGATCCTGGACAGTGATTATTTCGCATCCGAACAGGTTTGCTGGGGCACGAACATTACACTCGAGGCCGACCAGAACCAGAAGCAACGGTATGAGAACACGCAGTCCGGCTATCGCTTGGCGATCTCCACTTTGGGGCAGGCTACGGGAGAAGGCGGAGACATCATCTCCATTGATGATCCGCATAACGTTCGGGACGGAGAGAGCGACGCGAAGCGACAGGACACGATTCAGTGGATACGCGAGACTCTCCCGAGTCGTCTCAATCATCGGAAGAAGGGCGGCATCATCATCACGATGCAGAGAGTCCACTTTGAGGACGCGAGTAACGAAGCACTCACTGAGATGGGCTTCACTCATCTGAATCTCCCGATGGAGTATCAGCCGAAGTGCATCGTTGACTTCCCGCACAGATGCTCTCTTGCTGTCGAGTGGACGACGGAAGACGGCGAGACACATCAGATGGACGAGGGGAGCGCGATAGGATTCAAGGATCCAAGGAGCGAGAAGGGCGAACTCCTTTGTCCTGAGCGAGCAGATGACGAGGACATCGCTCAGATCAAGAAGCTGATGACGGCTCATGCTTACTCAGGTCAGTACGATCAAGAGCCCGTCGCGCGTGAAGGCGGGATGTTCAAGGCGGTTGACTTCCAAGTCGTTCAGACTCCTCCGTCTCCGATCAAGAAAGTCTGGAGAGCGTGGGACAAGGCTGGAAGGAAGCATCAGGATGCGTGCTTCACTGCCGGAGTCAAGATGGCTCTCCTTGAGAACGGAGCGATCTGCGTGATGGATTGCATCTCGTTCCAAGAGGAAGCTCCGAAGCGCGAGAAGATCATTAAGAGGACGGCCGAGACTGATGGACGAGGCACTTCAATCTCAGTTGAGCAAGAGCCCGGATCAGGAGGCTTGGAATCAGCTCAAGCTACGGTTCGTAATCTCAAAGGCTTCAAGGTCAAGCTTGACAATCCGCAAGGAGAAGGAAGCAAGGAGTGTCGAGCCGAGCCCTGGGCCTCCTCCGTTGAGAACAGAGACGTCTTCGTCCTTGATCGTCCATGGACGAAGAAGTACATAGAGATTCACACGCGATTTCCTCGGAGTAAGCGGAAGGATGAAGTAGACGCTTCTTCTCAGGCTTTCAACCGGATCGCTGGAAGGTCAAGGGTCCACGTCTAATGGAATTTGATGCCAGACAACGAATCAGCGTGGTTCCGTTCGGACAGGCGCTGTTCAGCACAGGAGAGAACTTCAGCAGCGGCATCGTTGATGCTTCTCTGATCCTTTCGGTCGTCTATGCCTTTGAGTTCGTTGCGATCAACGCTGGAACGATCACGATTACGTTGATGGAAGCTGACGATCTTGCGTGGACCTCGGGCATCGGACTCGTTCCGGCTGCTCATGTCGTTGGCGCAACGACCGCGAACACGACATTCACGACGGCGAATGATGGACAGACTCACTTGATCGCATCCATCGGCAAGAAGCTCGCTCAACGATGCGTGGTGACTTCGAATGGATCATTTAATGGAGAGGTCAATCCGACTCAGATCATCATGGCACGAAGGTCAATTGGAGACAATCCGATCGCATGAAAGAGCAAGAGATCGTAGAGATGTTCACGTTCTATGAGAGAACGCGCGAGGGAGCCGCTCGTGTCTCTCGTCTCTCCGATCTCTTCATTGAGCTCATGAGCGAGCTTGATGAGATAGTGCCAGATGGTCCAGCGAAGGACGTAGTGACTACGATGCTTCAGACAGCGCATCTCTGGTGTCAAGCCGGAGTATCAAGGGATCTGGAAACGCGATGAGTCTTTTGGATGCAGTCTTTTCATCTGGGTTCTTGGCGGACGGCTCCGCTGTCATGGAGACGATCGTAGAAAATACGGAGGTGGAGTTCAAGGCCGTCCTCCCGACTCAGATCGAGGTGCCCCTAGACCAGACGATCTCCAACTTCCTTCGATACGGATACACGGAGGCTCACTCACCTTCTGCTGCGATGGCGCTCTACGACAAGAGTTCGTTCGTCTCCATTCCGATCAACAAGATCAGCAAGCCGTTCTCCTGTCTCGATCCAATCATGTACGATCGCGTCGATCAAGTCGTGATGCGCGAGCATCCGGTGCTCTCGCTCTTGCGGAAGCCGGCGCCACTCTGGTCACAGGAGCTCTTCTTCAAGGCTCTCGCCAACAACTATCTCATCACCGGAGACTGCGTTATCGTTGCGACTGGAGGTCCGACTCGTCCTCCGCTCGAGCTCGTACCGATCTCGCCAAAGGAGATATCAGTCGTTGAAGGTCAAGACGGATTCCCGCATCACGTTCAGGTCGCAGGAAATTACTTCAACGGTCAGTACTTCGCTGAGATCAAGCAGAACGAGATTCGATATACAGACGGAGAGTTTAGAGAGCTTCATCTGATCAGGGAGTATGCGACGGATCGTGGTTCGCGCATGAGAGGTCAGTCAGTCCTGAAGTCAGCTTCTCGCGACGTGACTCAAGCGATTCTCGGGACAGAGCACAATGTCTCGATGCTTGAGAAGGGCGGTCGCATCAGTCTGATCTTCCATTACGACGAAGACTTTGACGATGAAGACTATGAGCTGACGAAGAAGCGCGTGATGGATCAGTACGGTGGAGCTTCCAAGGCCGGACAGGTCGGAGTGACATCGGGAGGCAAGCTCGATATCAAGGAGACAGGCGTCTCCAACAAAGACATGGACTATCGGAATCTTCATGAACAGATCAAGATGACTCTTGCTCTGCTCTATGATGTCCCGCTTCCACTCGTCTCACTTGATGCGAGCACGATGAACAATTACGAGATCGCGATCCGAGCTCTCTATGATGACGCTGTGATTCCGCTCGCGAAGGTCTTGCTGAACGGACTTGGCGAGTTCATCCTTCCGAGATACAAGATGGACCCGGCACGATACGCGATCACGTTTGATCAGAATCAGATCACTGCTCTTCGGATGCGGACGCTCGAAGAACTCAAGGTTCGCTCCGACATTAACATCGAGAGTGATAATGAGCTTCGCGTCTTCATCTCACGTGAAGGATACTCGGGCGGACATCGGATTCTCAAAGCGAGCGGGCTGATCCCGGTTGGCGAAGACTTGATGGACGATAATGGAGACCTGATTGATGACGACTCCGATCTCATTGAAGACGAAGACGTACTCTCGACGACATCTGAGGATCCGGACCTGGAGGATCCAGAAAGCACGATCAATGCTAGCTCTGACGAGGTAAATCCTGCGTCGGATTCGCTGAACGGAGCGCAGATCAAGGCGATGGTTGATCTCGTGACTGCTGTCGCGACTGGAGACCTTACGATCAACACAGCTTCTCGGATCATGGTGAAGGCGTTTGGCGTCTCCATGGAGGAAGCGCTTGACATCATCGGGGATCCGACGATTCTGCCGGAGCCTGAACCTGAGTCTGTTCCTGGCTTCGGCGGGGAAGAGGAAGAAGAAGAGGGAGACGAAGAAGATGAGTGAGCGATTGGACGTTGAAGGACTCGAGCTCTTTGAAGAGGTCCCGAAGACAACGAGTACGAGGTTCCTGATTCGTGGCTCAGTTCTCAATGAGATTGAGAATGAGGACAGCGACTTCGAAGGGAACGCGATCTATCTCGTGGAGCCGGGGAGCATCACTCTCCTCGAGAACGAGGAAGACTATGAAGAGGTAGAGACCGAGTGACAACGCAGGTCGAACAGAAGCAGCGAGATCTGAATCGTAAGCTGACTCTTGAGTTCAGACTCATCGCTTCTCTCGTTGCATTTGATCGGAAGGCGGTCGAGGCTTTCGTCAACTTCTACGTCCGAGCCGCTTCGATCATTGATCTGACTCGGTACAAGAATCTGGAGGTCATTCTCCAGAGACATTACAAGCGGATCGGCAACGTTTTCAAAGACGATCTCCGAGTTGAGCTTGATCCCGATGTTGGAATTGAGCCTGAAGAGGTGAGGGCAGTCAACAAGATTCTTGAGTTCTCATACGCTGAGCGAACCGCGCAGCAGAGTCGCTCAATCACTCAGGGGATGCAAGCGATCTTCGGGAAGTCTCTTAAGTATGCTCGACGTGACTTTCCGATGGCGAATCACTCTCAGATCGCGACAGTCGCTGGAGCATACGCTGACAGATATCTTGCGGGGCGTCGTCAGGGAGTAGCGACTGAGCAGACACAGTGGGCAGCCGAATTCGCGAAGTTCGTTGAGCTTCAGGTCCTCATGGGAAACGAGGACGTCTTCGAGACGAAAGGGGAAGGTGAGGAGCTCAGAGAGATTCGCGTCTGGGACTCGCAAGGAGATAGCAGAGTTCGGACCGGAACGTTTGATCATCTGAGAGCAGACGGAAACACGGCTCTCCCTGATGGTCCGTTCACCGTGAGCGGAGAGAAGTTGATGTTCCCTGGTGATGAATCTCTCGGAGCCTCGAAGGGGAACGTGAAGAATTGTCGATGTTCGGCCTATACAGAGATGGTCGAGGTCAGCAAGGTTCGAAGAGGGAGAGTCGCGAAGGAGGACTTGAGCGCGATTCCTTCGAATCCTCTCACGAATTGCGTTGACGTGAAAGCCCTCGTTTGTGATCTTGAGGTCGGGCCGAAGTTCTCGTTGCTACCGAAGATGGGGAAAGGAGCGAAGGCGAAGCCTGGGAAAGGTAAGCTGAAGGTCTTGAGCGTAAGCGAGATGAATGCTTCTCAGCAGTCTCAGGTTCTTACGAACATCATCAGCGAGTTGAGAGCGAAGCGAATCGCATACGGAAAGCTTCCAACGAAGATGAAAGGCGCGAACAAAGCGATGGTAGAAGGCATCTCCCATGTTCGAGCGCTGAAGGCGAAGATCGGTAGCGGTCATATCGCAAGCGTTGATGAGATGAGAAGAGGCGTCCGTGAAGGGATGCGAATCGGGAACTTCAAGCAGA